GTGTTCGAGCAGTCATGGGTGCTGGGCACCGACTTCGAGCTGGCGTTCGGGATGTGGGAGTTCAACCAGAACGTCACTGGCGAGGCCCGTCCCTACACCCAGATCCGGGCGATCAACGCGGCCGGCGGCGGGAAGTTCTTCCCCTACACCTGGCCGTTCAGCCGGCTCGACCGCATCCAGATCATTGGCGTGTGGGGCTGGCCCACGGTGCCATACCGGGTGAAGCAGGCCACCCTCCAGGTCGCCAGCGAGCTGTTCAAGCTGAAGGACTCACCGTTCGGCCTGGCCGGCACGTCGGAGTTCGGCATGGTGCGGCTGCCACGGGGCGGCAACCCTTATGTGGCGAGCCTGCTCTGCGACTACGCTAGCCCGATGCGCAAGGTCGGGATCTGATGGCTGACCTGACCAGCGTCTGCAACGCGCTCGCCACCGTGCTCGATACGATCCCGGGCCTGCGGGTCAGCTCCGGGTTCACGTCCCAGGTGAACCCGCCGATGGCGATCGTTATGCCACAGCCGTCCCAGTCGCTGCGGTTCGACACGATGGGCGGCGGGATCAGCTACCTGCTGCGGATCGTGATCCTCGCCCAGTACGTCCAGGACTCCTCCTCGGTGAATCAGCTCAACTCCTACATGGCCACCACCGGCCAGTTTTCGATCGCGGCGGTGATCCTGGCTAACCCCCGGCTCGGCGGTGCGGCAGAATCGGTGAACCTGGACTCGATGAGGGGGTACGGCCTGATGGAATGGGCCGGCCAGCAGTACCTCGGTGCCCAGGGGCTCGTCACAGTGCTGGCCACATGACGCTGCCCGAGATCACCGAGATCCAGCGGTGGCAGGTTAAGCCGGGTGACCGGCTGCTCGCCTACGTGAACCGGGATGAGGTCAGCCAGGAAGAGGCCCGGATGATTGTGGACCGGCTGCGGGCTACGCTCAAGCTGCCCGACCTGCCTATCGTGATCGTGACCAGAGAATGGGATTTCGCCGTCATGGGGGTACCCAGCGGCAAGGACGCAGCCAGAGGAGAATCGTGAAGATCCCCAAGCGGGTGCTTATAGTGCACCCCGGGCCGCAGTTTTCCGTCCACGATGTTTTCGCCGGCTGGCAGGAAGCCTTCATCGAGGCTGGGATCGCCTGCCGGGACTACAACCTTGAGGACCGGATCGCATTCCACGATTCGGCCTACCTCTACACCGGCAAGCACGACGATCAGGGCAACCCCCAGTTCAAGAAAGCATTCCACGACAAGGCGATGGTTATCGGGGTGTCGGCGAACGGGATCTACGCCACCTGTTTCCAGTGGTGGCCCGACGTGGTGATCATCGTCTCGGCGTTCTTCATCCCCACTGAGTTCATGGACGTGCTCCGCTCACGCGGTATCAAGGTGGTGCTCCTGTTCACCGAGTCGCCGTATGAGGAGAAGCGGCAGCTGGAGCGTGCCCGCCACGCTGACCTGGTGCTGCTGAACGACCCACTGCTGATCGGCATGTATGACGAGGAGGGCATTCCCGCCCTCTACATGCCGCATGCTTACCGGCCTGGGCTGCACTACCCAGGTCCGGGCGAGGACCAGTTCATGACCGACTTCGTCTTCATCGGCACCATGTTCGCCTCCCGGCAGGAGTTCTTCGGCAAGATGCTGGCGCTCGGGGCGTTCGAGGGGCTCGACACCACGTTCGGCGGCAACTGGGCGACGGTGAAAGAAACCGACCCGCTGATGAAGCTGCTGTCGCATGAGCGGAAAGAATGCGTGGATAACGCGCTCACCACCCGGATCTACAAGTCCGCCAAGGTGGGGCTCAACATGTTCCGGCGCGAAAACGACGACGACACCACCGAAGGCTGGTCGGCCAGTCCCCGCGAGATCGAGATGGCCGCGTGCGGGCTGTTTTTCCTGCGCGAGTCCCGGCCCGAGTCGGACGAGCTGTTCCCCATGCTGCCCACCTACGCCAGCCCGGAGGACGCGGCCGAGCAGCTGCGCTGGTGGCTGGACCATGACGCGGCGCGGGGGATCGCGGCTATCCAGGCGCGGGCAGCTATCCGCCCCCGTACCTTCGCCGCCAATGTCCAGAAGCTACTTGGTGCGCTGGACGAGCTGTGAGGCGACATGGATCAGGCGTGGGCAGAGGGTTACCAGCCGGTAATGTGGTGCGACGCCTGTGGCAGTGACCTGCACCGGGTGGAATGGCTCACCGAGGCCGAGGCGGCTGAGCATGTCCGCGCCCAGCCCAAGACCCTGGCTAACTGGCGCAGTCTCGGCGAAGGGCCGGTCTCCTTCAAGGCCAAGGGCCGGGTGGTCTACGCCCGCTGCCTTATCGACAGATGGATGCTCAACGGGGAGTGACTTCCCGATTCTTCCCGCTAAGATAGGGGCGACGGAGTAGGCCATCCCCGTCAGGCCGCAGCCGAGGGGAATCCCGGTATCCGGCTGGAGCCCGCCATAGAACCCCACGGATACAGGGGAACACTGTGGCCAGGCTTCATGGAAAGAGCGGCTTCGTCTACATGGCGATCCCCTCGGGCGGAACGGCCAGCCCGATCGCGTTCCTGACCAACTGGAACATCAACTTCACCGTGGACCAGCCCGAGGTCACGGCGTTCGGTGACGCCAACAAGATCTACGTGTCCGGGCTGCCTGACGCATCCGGTGACTTCACCGGGTTCTTCGATGACGCGAGCCGGCAGATCTACACCGCCGCCCGTGACGGTATCGCCAGGTCGTTCTATCTGTACCCGAACACTGTCGCGGACCCGAACATGTACTGGTTTGGGAACATTTTGCCCGATTTTCAGATTTCGGGTGGAATTTCCGAAGCGATCTCGATCAAGGCCAACTGGAAGGCCTCGACCGCGATCATCAAATATGCTCCCGTGGAAGGCTTCGGCTGACCGGGCCTGCCTGCTACGCTGCCCCCAGCTAATCCTGGGAGGCCGCGATGTCCGTCACTGTCGTTCACGACGCCATCCATGCCAACGTGTCACACCTGCCGCCAGGGATGGCGGCCGGCTATACGACCGGCTCGCCGGACATCAAGTGGACTGCGGCCGACTGGCACGCCCACCCAGGTGCGGTGCGGATCGACCAGGACGCGGGTGCCGTGGACGCGACCGCCGACGTGCTCGACGTGGAACGCGGCGCGGCCACCAACGGCGAGTCGGCCGGCTGGTACCGCCGGGCGCTGGCCAGCTTCAACGCGGCCACCCGGCCGGGGCAGCGTCACCCGGCTATCTACACCAGCGCGAGCAATGTGACGCCGCTGGTGAACGCGCTGATCGCTGGCGGGGTCACGTCGGGGCCTGGCCTGTGGGTAGCGAACTGGAACCTGTCGGACGCCTCGGCGGTTGCCCTGGTGGTGGCTGCGTCAGGGCCGTACCCGGTGATGGGCGTCCAGTTCGCGTCCGGCCAGTTCTATGACACGAACGTGTTCTCGGGCACCTGGCTGGCCACCGTGTCAGGCGCTGCCCCGCCGCCTGCTGACCCCGGTCCGTTCCGCAAGGAATTCACCGGGCTCAACAGCTGGGCCTCGGTGGCGAACGCCCGGGGCACGACGGCGGCTCAGCTGATGGGGCTGTCGGCCGCCTCCTACACCGACGCCGATAAGGCGAAGCTCGCGGCGCTGCGGCCACGGCGCGGCACCCCGTATTACACCAAGAACCGGTGACCGAGGACGAGCTGCGCGAGCTGGCCGGCTACCCCGGCCCGCCCGAGATCACCTTCGCCGGGATGCAGTGGAAGATCCGCTCCGACCCGCTCGCCGCCCTGCTGCGGTATGTCCTCGCGGACATGAAGTCCAAGCCGGAAGGCGACGACGACGGGCGCAAATCTCTCGCTGCCATGCACCAGCTGCTGGAAGACTGCCTGGTGGATTTCACCGCGTTCAGCGCCGCCGCGTTCATGGCCAAGGTCACTTTTGAAGATGTCCAGGCGGCGGCCAGGGCTCTCATCGAATACACCTGCGCCCGGAACTTCTGGCCGGCGATGCGGCTGCTCGGCTATCTCGCTGGCAGCCTGGAGGAGATCGACGGCACGCTGCTGCGCACGTCGGCGCGGGGCCTGACCAGCCTGACTGCCCGTGAAGCCTGTAACCTGGTGCTGGCGACGTGCCTGGAAGGCCGTGACGCGGATTCCCGCGAGGAGTTCTTCATC